TTATTGTTTAGCGTAATCGCCATGATTACTCCTCATCTTTCTTTGGTTGTTTTTCTTGTTTCTTTTCAGCGGGCTTTACTTGACCGATTTTGGCAAGGAAAGCTTCGCGTTCTTTGTCTACCTCAGCCATGTTAGCTCCAATCTGATAGAACGCTGATAGTTACCTCGCCTGAGAGAAGTTCTCCCGCAGTATTACTTAATACGGCTGGCGCGGTAAAAGTTCCTAGTGAATAAGCGATATTAGATGCCTCAAGCTTGTTCACAATGTTTAGATAATAATTCTCAATGTTAATCAGGTTGCCTTGATTATCGAACATGGGCGCGAGAACGATAAGCTTAAAATTAACCTTAGGCTTAACAGTTTTGTAATGGTCGTTAGATGGTTCGATATATGGGTCGCCTGGTTCGACAATAATTGAGTTAGCTAGCGGCGTGGCAGGTGGGAAGGAAAACACCTGCCAGGCCGTATTGTCACTTAGTGCAGCCGCGATTGTTCCACGAAGGGTAGAGATAGCCGACATTACCCGACCTGACCGCCTGGAGCTAAGTGGTCCGCAAGTAGCCCGCGCACGCGAGCCATAAGGGTATTACCCATTCTGTATGGTGAAGGCTGAAAGTCTGGTGAGATGCCGCCAGCATTAGAACTTTGACGAGCGGCCCAGATGTCGACTGCAATCATTAAAGTAGCTTCGCGTACTTCATCAAGTAGCGCGTAATCTGTGTATGTATCGCCGTATGCGTATCCGTATGGAATGATGTCATGGCGTGGTGCTGGCGTATTGTTATTACCTGTTATTGCAAAAGTTACTGAATATTCTGCAGAAACAGTAATTGTTTTATTACCATTAAATTTAGCTCCAGCGCCTTCAATATTAATGACCTGACCAACATAAAATGGATGTGGGTACTGGAAGTAAATTGTTCCAGTTGACGCTTCGTTACTGTGCGCAAGAATAGGTGTGCGATTAAAATTTAATTTAGCTTTAACTATGTTTTCTGCGGCCTGGCAACAATCTTCTACAGATGCCGACGAATATAATTGACCAATACCAAGCGCGTCGCGTAATTCCGCTTCAGTGACGTATGTGGCTGGCATGGTTTCCTTTCTAATGTTAGCCCCAGCGGCTAGGGCTGAGCCGCTGGGGTAACTCGACTACTTACTAAGCGAGATTGAAGCGACGAACACCCTTACCGCTCTTTGCAACATAAATTGCAAGGTAGCCGTAGAGGTTGATTTCGACTTCACCTGAAGTAAGAACGTTAACGCGTAGGTTTGTTGTTGGGGATTCCCAGCAATATACAGAACCTGGTGCAACAAGGAATGCAGACTCGTCAACAATTCCTGATACAGAAATGTTGTGGTCTACGATGAGGTCAGTACCGAGAACATTACCGCGAACGGATGTAGGTACAGCCTGTCCTGCTGCGTTAAATTGTGGTGATGCAACTGAGTAAAGTGGACGCTGTGAACCGTCGACGTAGCTCATGATAGATGCCCATTGGTCAGTGGATGCTACAAGCTTGTTAGCGAAGTCTCCGCCAGTTCCCTTGTATGCAGCTGCAGCTTCAGTTGAAATAAAGCTTTGTAGACCAGCTGCGGTCGCAGCTACACCAGTAGCTTGGGTTCCGCTAGCAGTGAAGGCTGCGATAAGTGCGTTATCTGTTGCCTTCTCGTATGCCTTGCGGAGTTCGACCATCAAAAGCTCCATGAAACTAGGCGAACTTCTATCAATGAGCTCATAAGAAACACGGTTGAGGCCACTGAACTTTTCAACTGTGACTGTGTCATAAGCTGAAGTCATGCCTGTCTCAGATGGTGCTGCGCCTTCGTTTGTATCTGCAACGGTAGGTGCTGCGTTAGGTGTACCAGCGTTTGTGTAAAGACGTGGGACTGTGAAGCTCATACCTTCTGCAATAAGCGCGTTACGAGTAACGGCTTCAAATGCTGGACGGCCTGTGAAGGTGTCTGTGATGAAGGTGTTTAGGTGCTGAGGAAGTGTCAGACCTGTGTTAGTGCTGGTTGAATCATCGGCTGCGCGTACGAGCTGGCGTGCATTGTCATCACCGAGAGCTGCCTTAATGTTAGCTTCGAGATATTGTGCGCCAGTCATAGGAGCGATTCGTGGTTGTGCATACACGCGTGGTGTTGCAGCTGTAACCTTAGGAGCTGAGGCTTCTACCGCAGGGGTTTCGACCTCAGGTGCTACGGCTACGGTGTCTGGAGTATTCTCCACGACAGCCTCGCTTTCTGTTGGTTGGTTGTCTTCTTCTTTAGCTTCTTCCGTTTCGGAAGCTGCTACCTCTTTAATCTCAGCCGACTTAAAAGCGGGATTTGAGACTAGAGAAACTTCAACTAGTTTTGCGGCTAGAACATGGATAACGCCATTAGCAGGACGTGAGTCAATTACTTCAACGCCTACAGACATTCCTGTTTTTAGTCCTTCGCTTGCTTCTATAAGCGCGTCGGATGCTTTTGTAGACGCGCTGAGCTTGAAGGTGCCGTACCATCCGTCTTCGGATGCTTCAATAGATTGAGCGCGGCCTAATCTCACTTTGTCGTTATGTTCTTCTAGGAACAAAACCTTTTTTGGGTCGTCTACCTGGATTGACCCGCGCTCAAAAATTACTTTACCTGCGGAAGTGTGTCCGACTTCGCCTACTGGCGCAATCTTTCCGCTAATAGTACGTCGTGCTGAGTCAGCCGACGTAATCTCGCTAGAGAATGTCAGTTTCATTTATGTTATTTCCGTTCGGTGTTAGGTCTTCCATCTCCATAGCTTGCTCTAGAGAAATTAGGCCCAGGGTTAACATTTTTTCAATGACGTTAAGTCTTTCCATAGCATCGCTGCGTAGGAATGTGTCGTCAATTGCAAAGCGCACAATATTTCCGCGTGGAGTGATGTCGTCAAGTGAAAGACGGTCTTCAATTGCAGCGTAGTACGGACGTAGTGATAAATCTACGAATTGCTTGCGCTCGTCAATAACGTTCGCATAAGTCATGCTGTTATTCATTTCAGCAGACAAATACCACGCAGGGACGTTCATCATTCTCGCGATTTGCGTGCTCATGAATTGCGCGCTCTCGTTGTAAGTCATGTCCTTAGGTGAGAACTGCGTTACGTTATAGTCAAGAGTTGACGTCATGTAAGCCGTTGAACGATTCTTACGCGACTTTTCAAATTGGTTAAGAATTGCTAACACTTCAGCTTCAGACATGTCTGCGCCTGTGTTCTTAATTACACCAGTAGGCATTGGTGACGATACAGCTACAGCTGTCGCCTTTTCTAAATCTACAGCGGCGCGTATAGTACGCGCTCCACGAACTAATACACCTTCATCACCTAGAGATTGGAAAGTAACGAGTGAACCGAGTCCTGACATTGGTACTGGGTTACCGTTAACATAATATTGAGTAATGAATTCGGTGTAAAGGTCTGTATTGAATGTAACGCGGCTATTGGGTACCCATTCGAAAGAGAGTGGACGGCCATCGAGCTCGCTAACGCTCGTTACTTGCCAAAATGCTTGGCCGTAGAAAATGAGACTGTCAACAGTCCATGCCAACGTGACGGAACGTGGCTGCGAAGGTGATGGTTGTTTAATCCATGCAGGAGCATTATCTACTTCTTCGCCAGTTGAGTCACGATAAACTTCTAACGGCGTACTTGCGATAATTCCTTTAATTAACGATGCTGCGCGTGCGATGCTTGGTACGGAGATAGCATCCGCGCGTGAAATGTTGCCGACTGTTAACGGCGCAATAGTCCAATTTTCCGACATAATCTGCGGCGCGTTCTGCGCTTCGATTTTTGTCGGACGGAAACGGTCAAATAGTCCCATTCAGGATAGGATACCACACAAAACGGACAATTAGAACAATTACACCGCGATAATCTGTGGCTTACTTTGTGGCTTCAGTAGTTGGTGGACCACCATCGCTAGGCCAATAGCTGCACTAACGTCACCTGCGGACTTTCTACGCACGATTCGCCATCCTGCGTCATTCTCCTTAGCCGCGCAGTTGTTCATGGAGTCCACCAACGACTTTTGTCCGATGTGAACTATGCGCCCGTTCACAATGGCATCATATAGGTCGCCGCACGCTTGGTAAAATACCTGCCCGCTCATGTCCTGCGTTCTATAGCCAGATTGGCTCAATCTTTCAGCTACGCTCATCGTGGAATACTTGTCAAAACAAATCATCTGAGGACGGTACTTTTTGGCCCATTCTGCCACCTCTACAGCCATGCGTAACTCGTCCACAGCTACCTGGCTTTCAAATTGTGCTATAACTCCTACTGCTATCTTGCCGTCGTCGCGTATCTGACCAGCGACTAAGCTGGCGTTGCGCTTGTTAACTGATATGTCCATAGCGAAGATAGTCTTCGGTCCTGGAGCTATAACTAAGTCTTGAACTGTCAAATCCTCGAAAGCGTGGTACGGCCAGGGCGATTTAAGTGCCGAAACCCACGAACAAAGGACCTCTGTTCTTGTAGCTTCGACTGTGGACGTGGCAATAGCTTCGGCTATCGTATCTTCGTCTATCAAGTAGCCTAGAGCTGGGTTAGCCTGATACCACGCGTCCTTGTCGTGTATCTTCGCGAATTCTTCGGCTGAATACTCCCAGTAACCTAAACTGGTCGGCGGATGGTCTATGGCGCGCTGTCTCATGGTATTCAGTACGCTGGAAAACGCATCGCCAGCATTTGAGGTCATTAAGACTTGCGAATTCTTACGAGCACGCGTTACTGGCTTGGCAGCTGTAAACGCTTCCTCAGATACCTCGCGTAATTCGTCAATGAATAATAAATCGGCGGTTTTTCCGCGACTGCCGTCACGCGTAGCCGCAACTATCTCGTATTTCGCTCCAGTTAGAAGCTCTATAGATTCCTGGCCATTGGCCACGCGGATTTGTTTTATCTGCGCCATGAGCGCGTCGTTCTGTTCAATTATATCAACAACTTTATTGAACGTGTCTAATGCCATGTTTCGATTAGAGGACATAGCTACGATATTACGTTCACCGAATACGAATAGACCTGCCAGGATGCGGACCCTGGCCAGATGAGTCTTTCCATTCTGGCGTGCTATCAGGAGTAGGTTCGACTTACGCTTAAATAGCCCATCCTTGTCAACTTTCAGCATGTCAGTTAGAACGTACTCTTGCCACGGCAGTAAGCTCATAGGTTCGCCGTTTTCCTTCAAGCCTTCTAAGAATTTTTTAACCTCGTCAATGCGGCTTGGTCCTTTAAGCGGCGCATTCTGCAAGCGCGGCTTTGTAGCTCCTTTGCGCTTAGCCATTCTCCATAGCCCCCGATGAGTCAAATGCGGAAAAAGGTGAGTCTAACTCTTTTTTGATTTTAGTTGGTGCTTTTTGTCCGTTTTTGTCCTGATTCGTCCGTATCGGGGAGATACGTTCGAC